GACCCGGTCCTTGAACGCCCAGCCGGTCTGGTTGATGTCCCAGCGGTAGAGGTCGCGGAAGTCGAACGGGTTGATGAGGATGCGGGCGGACTGCAACTCGTGCAGGTCCGTCATCGCCACCGCCGAGTAGAGCGAGCCCGGGGTCAGGTAGCCCGAGGCCTCGGTGATGTTGTGGTTGGGCGTGACCGTGTGGTCCGGGCGGCTGGCGTAGTCCGTGATGGCCGCCTGGAGCAGGACCAGGAGGCGCGAGTCCTCCTGCTTGAGGATGGCCTGCTTGGTCTCGTCCTGCGCCTGCTCGACCGCGTTGATGCGGAGGTAGAACAGGTCCTCCTTGCGGATCGCCGGACGCGAGGCGATGCGGAAGAACCGCACCGGCACGCGCTTGCCCTCGAACGGGGTCACGCGGACCTCGCCCTCGGTGCCGGACAGGATGTACGCCTGGCCGAGGTCGTCCCACACGTCGTACTCGACGGGGGTGCCCGGGGTGACCGGGTCCTCGACGAGGACGTTGCGCACGATGCCCTGGTAGCGCAACTTCAACTGGATCGGGCCGATCATGCCGACGCCGAGGCGACGGATGCCGGAGACCTCGTCCTGGAGGATGAGGGCCATCTTCTTGACCTTGGCCTCGTGGGTGAGCGCACGCCCACCCTCTCGGCGCTCGATGATGCTGGCGACGTAGTCGTCGCTCTTGCGCGCGACCTTGCCCTGGAGCCCGGAGGCCGTGGCAACGAGTCCACTCATGGTGCGTGTCCTTCTCTCTTGGTCTGGGTCTCGACGTTGTCGGTGGTGACCGGGTCTAGACGGTGCCGGTCAGTCCGCCGATGGTGATCTTGGTCGCCGAGTTGACCTTGATGAGTCGCGCGACCGGGTTGGTGGAGAGGGTGCCTCGGCCAGCCTGGGCTGCCGGGGCCAACTTGCCACGGTTCGCGCCGTCCACGATCGCGTGGATGAGCACGATGGTGCCGTCGCCCGCGTCGGTCCAGGTGGAACCGGTGTCGAACGCGGGAGCGAGGATCTCGAACTCCGCGTCTGCGCCGAGGCTCCAGACGGCGAAGGCGTTGATGCCCGCGTCGAGGACCTCGTCGATCTCGTCGCCACCGACGTAGAGGGCACCGAGGCCCACGACGGGGTGACCGGCGGCGGAGACGAGGGTGACGTTCTCACCCAGCGTCTTCTCGAACGCCATGCCAGGCCAGATCGGGACGCTGCGGTCCCAGGCCGGGTCGAGGAAGCAGGACTTCGGCGTTGCCTGGGTCCATGCGTAGAGAGGGCGGATGGTCCGCTTGATGTAACTCTTCGCGAGACGAGTACGAAGCATTGGCTCTTACCTCCGTCTGGTCGGAGCCGAACTGCCCGGCTCGCCTTCACACCTTTCGTGCTTAGACCCGGGGTTCGACAGGAACATGTGGTGGAACAGACCGAGAGCCCGTCCCCGCCGCGATGCAGGAGACGGGCTCTCGGTGGTGCTGGTGCTACAGGAACAGGTCCGAGTCGTCGCCGTCGACAGCCGAGGCCGTCGTGGACAGCGAGCCGGAGTCGGGCACGAGCGACGGGCTGACGCGCTGGACGTTGGCCGAGCGCGGGACCGAGCCCGAGCGGGCTGCGGTGCGACGCGGGCGGCTCTGGACGACGGCCCCGAGGACCTTGGCCTCGTGCTCCAGCATCTCGTCGGAGATGCTGGCGTCCTTCTCGATCGTCGCAGCGACGATCAGGTCGTCGCCCTGGGCGAGACCGGCCGCGATGCGGAGTCGTGCGAGGTGCATCGACGCCATCGTCCGGTTGGACCCGATGGTCCAGGGGAAGGCGGGCTGCGGGTCGTCCGGGTTGCCGACGCGGACGTCGACCTCGGTGCGCACGGCGGGCAGCGGGACCTCTCCGGTGTTGGTGCCCGAGACGGGAGCAGTCACGTCCAACTGCTGGCCGAAGGGCGACGTGGGCAGCGACTCGCCGACGTTGTTCGGGCTGTCGGTGGCGTCGGCCGCGAGGTTGTTGGTGGAGCCGGGCGTGCCGCCCATGACCGTCGGGTCGTCGTGCGCCTCGGCGGTCGCAGCCTGCTCGGTGGTCTCCGAGGGAGCCTGCTCCGGCGGGTCCGGCCAGGGCTGGGCGGGGTTGTTGATGTCGGCGGTGTGTCGCGCGGCGATGGCCCGGAACTGCGGGGAGATGCCTGCGACCTCAGCCAGGAACGCCAACTGCGCGGCCTGGATGGAGATCTGGCGCTGCTGCTCGCGCAGTGCCTCGACGAGGGGACGGCCCATTACTCTGCTCCTTCATGGGGCGGCGACCCCGGATCGGGGTTGCTCACCACTTCCCCGCTCTCGCCGCCCCAGCGACAGGATCAGGGCTCGTGGGCGAAGGCTCCCTTGACCGAGCAGTCGTTCCCGTCCATGCCCTTGGCCGTGTAGAACTCGTTCGCCGGGTCCCATAGGATCGGCCGTCCGCAGTGCTGGCACTCGTCGGTGGCCGACTTGAACTCCTTGCCGGGCTTGGCGTGCTCGGCATCGACCTGCTGGTTGAACTCCTCGTAGGGATCCGTCGCTGCGACCGTCCAGAGCAGGCTCACGTCACACCATCACGTTGCTGATGGACTCCAGCGTCGCCTGGCCGCAGTTCGGGCAGGCATCACCCTCGATGCCGCCGGGGCTCGCGATCTGCGGGTCCATGGCCGAGTCGCCCTGACTGGTCGGCTGACCACCGTCGGCCTGGAAGCCGCACGCCGGGCAGATGAGGTCGGCCACGCCGTCGTCCGGTGTCCCGGGCTCGCCGTCGCCGACGACCGCAGGCTGCTGTCCGTCCTCACCCGTGTCGGTGCCGGGCAGCGCGTTGGTCGGGTTGCCGTCCTCGTCGAGAGCCTGCGGGTTCATCGGCTCCTCCGGGTTCGGCGCGTTCGGGCCCGGGGTGAAGGGCTCGCCACCCTGCTGGAAGTGCGCGTTGGCCGCGCCCGGGTCGATGGGCTGGCCGTTCATGTCGACCTGCGGGATCGGCTGGCCGTTGGCATCGAGGTCGCCTGGCACCAGTGCCGCGTTGCCCGCAGCCTGGGCGTCGGCCGCCGCGATGCCGTTGGGGTCGGCCTGGTCCCTCGGGTTGGTGCCGGGGATCAGCGGCAGCCCGGGAGCGTTCGGGTCGGACATCGGGTCGGTCCCGCCGATGAGCCCGTCCTCGGTGATCTGGCTCTGGTCGGCCGGGTCGAGGGTGAGACCTCCGCCCGTGCCGGACTGCGACGGGGCTGCGCCCGTGACGTCGCCCTCCTGGTTCATCATCGGGTCGGGCAGGCCGTTCTGCTCGGCGGTGTCCTGGCGCAGGTCGACCTGACCGGCCACCGAGGTGTCGGGGTCCATGAACATCTTCGGCGGGCGGAAGAAGCCGCAGACCTGGCAGCGGTCGCCGTCCCACGAGTCGTCGTTCCCGCAGACCGGGCACTCGGACTCGCGCAGCGTGTCGACGTCCTGCGGTGCCTTGACGTCCCCGTACGCAAGGTGCTGGGACGTGTGCATGTTGCCTCCGAGGTCGGGGAAGTGCTCGCCGGACTGCGCCCGGTTCTTCTCGCGGTAGTTGCGCTGGACGGTGGCGCGCCCCTTGGCCGACGCGCGGATCCGAGAGTTGGCGTGGTGCTCGTCCTCGTGATCGTTGGTGGCCTTGCGCACGCCCCAGGTGATGGCCTGCACCTGGTGGGGCTTGATGCCCTTGTGCTTGCGCTCCTTGCCGAGCAGGTCGGCCGCCTTGAGGTAGAGGCCGGATGCGTGGTCGTAGTAGTGCCGGGTGTCCAGCACCCCGCCGAAGTCGTCGTCGGACGCGATCCGGTGACCGGCAGCCACAGACATCGCGTGCCGGTCGACGACGACCCGCTGGCGCTCTCCGTGCACGTCGTCGCCGTGGGCGAGCAGGTGGTAGAAGTCGTTGGTCTTGGGGGCCCGCAGGACCTGGTCGGGGTCCTCGCCGTCGATGATGCGCTGGGCGGAGCGGGCGTGCATCGCCATGACGCCAGCACCCTCGCCCTTGCCCACTGCCCGGCCGGTGCGCAACGAGTGGATCGCGTGGTTGACGTTGGCGTCCCAGCCCATCTGCGGCGAGTACGAGGACAGCACGCCAGCACCCTTGCTCGCGTCTCCGTGGGCGATGGCCTTGGCCAGGTGGTGGCCGTCCTTGTACCAGTTCAGACCGTCGTGCACCTGCTCGTCGGAGGCAGAGCGCATGTGGTCCATGATGTTGTCGACGCTGAGCCCGAGCCGCTTGAACGCCGGGTGGTCCTCCGGGTTCGCGTACTTCGGCTTGCTGGCCGCCTCGACGTCGATACCGTCGGCAGCCATCTGGGCCTGGTCCGGGGAGTCGGCCGGGTAGGCCTGGTGCGGGATTCCGGCACCGACCATGATGTCGTGCTGCCAGGCGTACTTGTCGGGACTGCCGTCCTTGACCTTGTAGATGTCCGACCCGCAGGTCTTGCAGGTTGCCTTCTCGCGACCCGAGTGCTTGTTGTCGTCGTCACCGTTGTCGTCGTCGCTGTTGGCG